TCCGACAAAGAAACTTGTGCTAAATTGAAGTATTCAGCGGCACTTTGTCCTCCTGTTTCTCCTCTTTCTCTGGCGGCTCTAGCGGCAGCACCTAAGACAACAGGGGAACTAGGAACAGATAAAACATCGGAGTCATTAGATAAAGAGTCGGGCCTTAAAACTACAGTAAAAATTAAACTATACACACCATCAGGTGTAGGATAAACGTCTATTTGAGTATCGCTGTTAGAATCAAAACCATTAAAGGTAAAGTAAAAAGGTGCGCCTGAAGATGCAGAACCTAGTTTTCTAAATGTCCTAAACTGTGCAGGTGTTTCATATTGTACTCTAGTGTTAGCTGTATCATTTAAAGCATCCAACACTTTAGAGTTGTCTTTAGCACCAGTCAATGAGTAAGTAAAATCAGAAGCACTTGTGTTAAAAGTTATGTCTGTTCTTAAAGCACTCCAATCCCATGCATTTTCTACTGTCTTTTTAGCATCATTAACTAGCTCTCCAATCAAAAGAGAGTAAGAGTTTTCGGATACGGAAGATACTTCATTTTCTCTTAATCTTCGTAGGACGCTGTTTACTAATTGTAAATAAGTCATTAAGCATACCTTTTTCTTATATAGTCTTGTATTTCATCGTAACTAAAATCAGGTTTTTTAAATTTACTAAGCTCTGAACCAAATAAACCTTCAGTTGTTCTGTTAGCAAGAAGTCCTATTCTTGGTAAATCTATGTCTACTTTAGGTAAATCTATGTCTACCTCTGGTAAATCTATGTCTACTTCAGGTAAATCTATGTCTACTTCAGGTAAATCTATGTCTACATCTGGTAACTCTATGTCTACAAGTTCTTCTACAGTTTTTATCACTGGTTGTATTATAGTATCGTCTAGGGTACTACCTAAAGTTTCTACCGTATTTTTTACTGGTTGTAATACCGTATCATCTACAACTCTACCTGCATCTGCTATTTCATCTAATGGTAGAGAATCTTTAATTGGTTGTAGTATGGTATCATCTATAGAACTTCCTATGTCTGCAACAATATCCACTATAGGCTCAACAACAGCTTTTACTACATCTTCTAAAGGCCCAAGATCAACATCAACACCTTCAATGTTTAAACCACCACCTTCTTCAACATAAGTTCCTAAACCACTAGCTAAAGCATCATTAAAGTTTGCACCACTAGCTACTTCAGAAACAACCGTAGTTAAACCTTCCTTTAAATCATCTGATTGAAAAATACCACCTATTCTTGAATCTTCAGGAAGTGAATCAAGAGTATTATCTAATAAAGTAGGAACAACAGTAGAGGTAATAAGGGCAGTAGGATCTCCATCTATTGCTGATGTTATTAAACCTTGTGTCTGTTGATAACTTAAACCGCCAAAACCTTGGCCTATATTGGGTGGCCCCACACCGTCTACATCAACTCCTGAAGGTGCTGTAACAAGTCCTGCCATGTCTAAGCCTGTCATTACTGTACCTACAATATCACCTGTAGATAAGTCTTGACCAGTTGCTAACTTACCTGCTGTTACAGCAATACGAATCATTGGATTAACTGATGCGGCTATTTGAGTAATAGGATTATTTAAAATAAACTCTGACATCGATGTGTCAAAATCATCAGTAACTTTTCCAGTGTTACCAATTACATTTAAAAAATAATCTTTTTGATCAGACACTAACGGGCCTTGGCCGCTAACATCTTTAGGCATATTCCAAACTAAATCAGGTTCAATCATCACTTCATAAGGAGTGTCTTTATTAATATCAAAAGTATTTATGTTTTTACTGGGACTAGAAGTGTAAATTTTATTTTCGTACTTAAAATAAGGTTTATCAGAGTTTTCTGTTTGTAAGGAATAAAGAACAGCATCAAGATATTGATCTTGAGTTATATTATTATTTTCTTTTTCTTTATATAAAAAAGAAAGCTGTGGTTGGAGAGTAAGATTAGAAAATGTAGATAAAAATTGTTCAGGATTTTCTGTTTGCAAATCTTTTAAGTTTGTATAAGATTCATTATAAATACTAGAAAGATTTTCTCCAAAAGCATTTTGTTGGTCAAGAGTTAGACCATAGTTTTGAAATGATCTTTGTTCATCAAAAGTAGTCACATCAGCAGTTTGAGAATCCCTATAGTCCATAAACTGATTATCTGCATTAGGATCTCCTAAAGTAAACTTTTTTGTTTCTGGATCATAACTGTCTAACCATTCTTGATAATAATTTCTTTCTACTTCTTGAGAAGACAAATCAATAAACCCAGACTCATCAGTAGGTAGTTTGTTAATATCTTCAAGAACACTTTGTCCATAAGTGTTTCTTAATTCTTTTGTTTGTCCGTAATACGGAGTATCTGAAGAAGTTTCAGTTAACAATAAATCTGAAGAAGTTCTAAGTTCTTCATTAGGTTGCTCAAGACTAAAAGGATCTTCTGCGGTAGTAGTCAAAGGGTTGGCTAAAGAACTTGGCTCTTGAAACTGTTCCTCCTGACTTTCTTGAGGTACTTGAGTTACTTGAATAGGCGCTCTAGCATAATCTAAAGAATCCCTAGAATCAACCTTACCATCTTGATTAACGTCAAAGATATCTACACCGTTTTGTAAAACCCCAACACCTTTAGTATACCCATCCACACCAACACCCGCTTTCATAAGGTCTTGGGGAGTATACCCTTGATCGCGTAATAATTTTATTAATTCTTGTTGGGTCACTGTAGTTACTTCTTCCAGTTAGCTAAAGATTTAATTCCAAAGGATGCTGCAATAGCCGAAGCTAAAAAACCTTTATAATATAAAGGCATAGCATCAAGACAGATAAAACCATCTTCTATAAAAGGTCTTGCTTCCGGTATAAAAGCACCAATAAGGGGGATACTAAGTAAAACTACAAACCATTCGTCTTTCCAAGAGCTTGCAGAAGCAGACGCTTGTTGTTGTTCCCAAGAAGCATCGTTTTGTATTACGTTTAATTTTCTTTGATGTACAGCTTGTTTTTCTTCGGCTTTATTTTTAAGGTGGGTAGTGACAATATTAGCTACAGGAGAAACTAATAAGGAAAGGAAGTTCATTTTTATAACCTATAAAGAGTAGGGGAACCCTTGGGTTAACAAAGGCTCCCCTATTTTTAAGGATTAAAGAACAACTACAAATCCTGTTTCAGAACGTAGAGGCTCAACACCGTACAACCGATCAGCAGTCATCAGAGTAGCTAGGTACTCTTGCTTATAAGTTGTTTGTGTACGAACACCTAATTGCTCAACAAGAACCATAGTGTCTTTGTGTCCAAAGATACCTGCTTTAACATCGATAGAAGAAGCAGAGTTATCTCCTGATGCTTCTACAGTTTGACAGTTATTAGATACATAAATGTCAATACCATACAGATTACCAATAAGACCATTAACGACAGGCTGACCAGATACAAAGTCAGACGATACATAACGATCAATACCCATAATTGAGTTACGGGCTGAAGGAGGTAGAACCAAGAAACGATTATCCATTGGAGTATTTGCTTCGTCCTGCTTTTGAATCAAAGCTCGGAAACCTGCATCAGTAAATACATCAGTACCGCCAACAACAGTATCAGCAGCATAAGCTGTAAGACCGTTAGAGGCATCAATAAAGAATGAATTACTGTGGATGTAATCAGTAGCACTTGCGTTACCCTGATCTCCAAAGTTTTTCGCTAAATCATGTAAAGCAGTATCTACTTGCAAAGCAAGAGCATAACCCGCATCTTCGGTATAAAACTGACGTAGTGACGCAAGAGCTTGTACATCTGCAATATCGTCAATAAGTCGAGAATACTCGTAGTGTTGGTTAATTGATACTTGTACTTCAGTAGATGTACCATGAAGAATGTTGACCAAAGTACCTTCAGTTTTAGAACTGGCGGCACCACGATCAGGCGAAGGAATGTGAATGGTGTCACCCTTCTTTCCTTGCATGGTCATTTTCTTGACAAGATTAGCTAAGACTAGGTTCTTTTCGTATGAAGCAACAATCTCATCCGACCAAATTTCGGGGATAAAAGTTGCAGCTTCCGTTGCGCTAATAGCTTTAGCGGCTGTTCCAAACGCCCCTGATGTGGACGATACGTATGCGGGTTGTGTAGCCATGATAATTTTCCTTTTGCTTTAAATTTGAGTAGTTAACGTACCCTTTTCTCAGCATAAGCCTGTAGTATTTCATCTGAAAGGGCTAAATACCGATTAGGGTTAGTTTTCATAAGATCCATAATGTCAGATCGACGGTAGATTTTCCTTGAGGATGGAGTTGTAGAACCTTGAGTAGTGCCTACTGAAGCATTCTTAACCGCTTGTTTTCGTTCTTGCTTTTCACTGTTAGCAGTTTGCTGTACAGCTTGAACACGATCTTTCCAAAGGTTAAAAAGTTCATCGGCAGTCTCATAATCATACATCTTATCAGCCTGTTGGAATAACTTTTGTCGAACTTTAGAGGCAGTCACCCAGTCTTGAAACTTTTTGTCAGCTACAATTTCAGCCATATCTGGATGAAGTTTCTGTAACTGAGCTTTAGCAGTTTCCTGCTTGTACTGTTGACTAATTTGTTCCGCTTCTAATATTTTAGGGTGTTTACTAATCTGCTGCTGAATAGCCTTCTCTGGCTCCGAAAAGAAATCAATTTCTTCTTCTTGTACAGATGTCGTATTTCCCTGCTCTTTTGTGAGTTGTGTCTGGCCTTGAATGTAAGTATCTACAACTTTCCTTAGTTCACCAACTTCAGAACTTTGTCTACCCAATAGCTTTTCAGCTTCTTGGTGCATCTGGATAATTTCAGCAGTTGTTTTACCTTGATATTTCTCAGGGACTACTACTTCTGTTACTGGTTGTTCAGATGAAGAAGATCCGAAATCTTCAGTAGATGATAATTGTTCATCCGTTGTTTCTACATTCTCTGGTTGACGCTCAACTAACTGGCCCATTATTTATCCGTCCGTTAACGATTGTGGAAAAAGGGTATTATCAGGACTCTAAGAGTTTTCCTGTTTTCTTTCTTGCTTTATGGTCATTTCTCTGTGTTTAGCCCATTTCCTTGTGGCATCTGGAAAATCGCCAGAAATGGGATCAAGAGAAAAGTTTACACTTGAGATAATTCTATGTGCAGTAGATTCACAAACATCACACTTTTTGAAACTCTTAGAGGAATCTATCAGTGCTTCGTGAATATGACCGTTATCACATTTAAAATCATAAAGAAGAACGCCCATTAAAAAGGTTCTTCTGTACTAGCTTGTTCTTCCTGAACTGCTTTTATTTGAGTTTCCAAATTAAGCATTGAAGCTATAACTACTAACTGTCCTTTTCTAAAATGTAAATCAGTTTCGTCTTTAGTAGCTTCCACTGAATTAATGTTTAACGCATTGTTTCGTAAGTCGTTTAATAAAGTTTTCCAACCTTCTGTATTAAACATTTCACGATAAGAGTCATAATACTTCTCTAGTTTTACTTGTTCTTCGTCTACCATCTGTTTCTCCTCATTAGGACAGTCTTTATAGAGATTTCAGTATAACATACTTTTTTACAAATGTCAAGTGTTTTTTTAATTATTTTACATTCTTTTTTTCTTAGGCTTGCCCATTGTTGTCTTAGGCTTGTTTTTCATTTTCTTTTTGGTTGGTTTGCTTACTTTAGTTCCGTATGTTCCGTATCCCATTGCCATAACTATTTCCTTTTTTTACGTTTATGTTGATATGAAATTTTCTTTGGGCCTGTTTTTTCCTTTTTAAACTTTTCTTTCTCTTTAGCAGTCATTTCCTTGGTAGTTTTTGGTGTTTTAGCTGAAACACGTTTTGAAGGGCGACAGGCAGGATAAGGTCTACCTGTTTCTTTCTTCTTTCTGCCGCACTTTTTCCCAGTCTTAACATCAACCCAATCTTCAGCAAACCAACGGGTTAATCCTGTTTTAGACTTTTTTGTACTTGCCGCCACGTTTTTTGTACTCCCTAACTAACCAAGCATTTGCATAAGCAGAAGGATAAACATCAAATTTCTTCTTTGCTTCAGATTTTACTCTGGAATACAAGGTTGGGTTTGTTGGTTTATTTTCAGCCATTACTTTTTACCTTTAGCTTTTAACTTAGCTTTATCCGATAACTCTTTAAAATGAAACAGCTTTGCACTTGTTTTAGTATGTGTTTTGTTGCTGTGTAAAGAACCATCAGGCATTTTATGTGTATTGCCTTTATGTAAAGTACCATCCTTTTTATAATGATTAACTCCCTTCATAACATCCTCCTATCTACTTGTATGACCACTTACCAATTCTTACATGACCAATATCTAGCCGTAAGTTTACTGGGAGGGCTAGTGTCACACTTATGCCTAGCCCTAAAACTTTTCTTCCTAGCAGGTTGGTCTTTTTTTATTGTCATGTTCTGATCCCCAAAACGTATTGTTTTAGTCTGATCTCCCTGTTTTGCTACAACAACAAACTTTTTAGTGGGATGGCTTGGTGTTCTTTTTGGTTTGTTGTAAGCAGACACACCTGCATTTTTTAACTTAGAGTCTTTTTCTTTAGCCACTAAGGTTGTCCTCCGATTGATCTTAAAACTGTTTGTTCTGTAGGAGAAGGTTCGGGAGCTTTGGTTTGTTCCTTAACTGCAACCTCACGCTCCCTTAGTAGCTGTTCGGACATTTTAATTCTTCTTTCAAACTCTTTATCGTCCTCTGTTCCTGCTCTTAGGTTTGTTGTAACTGCTTTAATCCTATCAATCTCTATCTCCTGCGGTATAACTTGAGTTTCCATTGATAGTTTAGCGGCCCTAGCTGCTGACTCTTGTGCTTGACCATTTAAAGCATTAGACTGAGACTGTTGGAACTGTAGCTGAACCTGTTGTGCTGCTTGAGCTGCTTGAGCGGCCTGTGGGTCTGGTTGATTAGCCTGACGCATGAAGGCAATAATTTGCTCTCTGTTGCTTAAACTCATATTGTCAATAACGGACTCAATAAGCTGATTCTTAACTGGGGAATCTCCCATAGTTTGCAACAGTTGAGTTAGTTGTGCTATTTCGTATTCCCTAGCTACAATACCTAAAGAACTACTAGCAACAAACTTATAGTCAGAGACAGGATATTGTTCAGGTTCAAACTGCATATACCTGTGAGCTACTTTAGTAACAAAAGGTATTAGGAAAGACTCTTGGAAGTTAATTAATGTTCTCTTATGTCTTTTGATTATGGTTCCCAAGCCCATAGAAAACCCTGCGGCTGACCTAGTGTCTGAACCTGCGGTAGTTCCAGAAGGGTCTACAGCACCAGTAGCAGCCTGTACCATTCTTTGCAAAGCATCTGCTTGAGAAAAAGTAATTTGACTAACTTGACCAAAATTAAAAGGCTGTAGGATTTCCGAAGGGTTGCCGTTAGTTAGTATTACTTTTCCTGATCTAACCTCTGGTCTTGACCCTCTGGGCATTCTAGTGGCATCCATAGCCAACATAGGATGGACAGTTAGTGCAAGAGCATCAATTCTAGCTCGTAGTTCTGCGTCTAAGGCTTTTTGTGAGTTATACCCTTTCTCGCATACCCCTCGACCCCAAAAGCGGCTAGGGACGACATCAAAAGGAAAAGCAATTACTGGCCTATCCTTCATCATGTAGGGGTTTTCTTCCGCTTTAAGAAGTACACCTTCATTAGCAATAACAACAATAGCCTCAACGTAGTAGCTGTTGCTTTCTGATGTAGAACCTTCACCGTCTTCAAGCAAAGGTTCTATAATTTCTACTTCTACTTGATTTCCGTCTTCATCTACATCAAACAAACCTTCATTCTGAGCTTTTTCTAAAAGATGTCTAGGTACTAAACCGTAGTAAGTTGTTTTTCTTGTTTTGTTTTCTTCATAGACGTTACTAAGGTTCCTATCTGCTTCAATGTCTGTATCTACATAAGCACTTTCAAGGTCAATTTGACGATAAACCCCTTCTTCCTGTAGTATTTCTATGGCATGTTTTGGCACATATTCATCAATAGCAACACCTAAAGCATCTTCAATTGAGGTAGCTACTGGGTCTATAAGGAAGTTTTGGGGAAGAATAGGGCGTAATTTACATACTGTGCGTTCCTGAATATTTACACCTACAGCAGTTAAGTCTCCACCCATAACAGGCTCAGTTGCAGGTATCATTTCTTTTTCTTCGGATAAAGTTATCTCTCCAATGCCCGTTCCAAAGATAGCTGAGTTTAAGACACACTCTGCGATTGCCTTTCTAGTCTTATTTTTAGAAAAATCTTCGTATAATTTCTCTCGTAAGTAGGCTATGTCCTGTTGGTTTTGATCTCTAATATCATCCTTAATATCAAACCAACGTCCTCTACCAAACGTAGCTTCCTCAATCTCCGCTACTGTGGACTCTACTGCTTGCTGAAGTGCAGGAGATATAATCCTAGAGCGTTCTGAGCTTCTTGTTTTATCTTCAGGCGACCACGTACCCCTAAATAGTCTATAATATTCATCAAATATTTCTTGATAGTTAGTTTCAAAGTTCTCACGCCATTCGTTACACTTATCAATGACCCAACCTTGTAAACTTTCATCAACAAACATTTCTTTATCATAGTTCTTCATATTAATACCCTGCGTAAACGTCAGTAAACTGATAATCTTCAGTATCTAAGTCAATATCGTAAGCTGTATCCGCTAATTGATCTATGTAGGCTAAAGCATCAATTAAATCGTCATGTACCAAAGGGTTTGGAAACTGAAACAGTTGGTCTAAAAACTGTGTATTCCAAGAACCTTTATTTAATTTTAAATTCCCATGTTCAAAACGACCCTGTAAGGCCCAGACAATCCTGTCTGTTTTCTTTTTGTTACCATGTGTTAGTTCTTCAATCCTAAAGAATACTTGACTTTTCTTCATTAAGTCACTAATATAAGGAAG